TCCAACTCCAACACCAACTCCAACACCAACTCCAAAAACAATTTCAAAACAAGGTGTTTTTAATCAGCGATATCGCAACAAGCACCGTGCGAAGTATAACGATTATATGAGAGAATATCAGAGAAAGCGTTCACAAGACCCAGTTATTAGAGAAAAAAATCGTGTTAATCAACTCAAATATTATGCGAAAAAAAAGGCAAAAAAACTTGCTGAAAAACTTGCTGAAAAATCTGATGATGAAGAGATTTTACTTCAACCCAAATAAACATGTATTCTTTAGGAAAAAAATGCTTTGTTAGTTCAGTTGGTAGAACGCGCGACTGTTAATCGCGAGGTCAGTGGATCAAAACCATTACAAAGCGCAAAAACATAAAATCTTAAAATGTGAAAATACTTTAAGATTTTATAGATAGATTAAACAAATAAACTATTTAAAGATATTTTATATAGAGTATATATATAGATGGAATTCATCAAAATTCTTCGCGCCTTAGATTATACTTTATACAATGTTAACGCAAAAAAAGTGCCTGTGTGTGGTAACATTCCAATTCGTGATTGGAACAAAATGAGTCATGAAGATTTGATTAAAAAACTTGATCTTGGAATTGAAAAAATTGGAATCCGTTTAGGAGAACAAGGAAATGGAAAGAATATTTTATCTCTTGATTTTGACTTGTGCAATAAAGTGAATGGTGAATATGTTGACTGTGAAGAAACTAAACAATTATTGGATTATTACTACAAATGTAATAATAACAACGAGGAGGGCATGTATACCTCATCTACAATCAATAATAAAAATGTATTGGTGGATTACACAAATACGACTGAACTCAAAGATAAAATCTTAAATTGTGGAAAGGCAAAAATTGTTAAAAAAGATTGTGGTTTTGAATTACTACTTGGAGGCAATCAGGTGATACCACCAACAATGACAAAATGTAAAAAGAGTAATCAGTTTTTATATCCAAGAAAATTTTTGACTGATAAACCAATTAAGATTATTAACGATGATGATCCAACATGTAAGTTTATTTTGGAATGGTTTGATAAATGTGAAGTGATAAAAACAGAAAAAAAGACAACACCTAAAAAGGTTAAACCTAATGTGACGATTGAAAATAAATTACACGATGATATTGATTATGCTATATTAGACTTGATTGATATTCAATATTGGAATGACTTTGAATCGTGGAAAAGACTTGTGTGGGCAATGAAGATTGAAAATTATTCAATCGATACAGCACGAGAATATTCACAGAAAAGTGATAATTTTGATGATGATGGGTTTGTTAATGTTTGGGATAATGCTCCAACAGAGATAACCATATCACAAGGAACAATCAATTACTACGCTAAACTCAGTAATGAAAATAAATATTACAGCATCGCAAGGTCTAAAAAAATCTCTCAAGATGTTGTATTAGATATTAACAAATTTTATGATATTAAATCTGATATTAAAATGCCTGAAGATTTATTGAAAGGATTGGAGCAATATGACTCTTGGAATGATAGCAAAAGGGAGGAGTTGGATAAACAAATGAAGGAATATAAAACATTAGTGTTTTATGACGAAATCAAGAAAAAATCTCTATATTTTGAAGATTTCCATTTCAAGGTTATGAATCCACCGTGCTTTGGAAGGCTATCATACAATAAAACTTTACTGATAAATAGTTCTGAGTTTGAGTTGCAATATGAAAATGTATTTATTGATAGTGTAGACGATAAACCAGTTAAATGGTCAAGTATTTGGCGCAAACAGAAATATTTAAAAACCTATGAGAATGTGGATTTTTTACCACAACCACTCCCTTGTCCAAACCATACGATGAATACCTTTAATGGATTACGAGCAGAAAAACTACAAAATTGTGATGATGTTGATATTGAACTTTTCAAAAATCATATAGATATTTTGAGTGGAAACGACAAAAAAGGTTCAGAATATATTATTAACTATTTAGCACATGCTGTCCAAAAGCCTGGTGAATTACCTCGTGTTGCTTTAGTTTTTCAATCAGAACAAGGAACTGGTAAAAATATATTTTTTGAGAACTTTGTGAGAAAATTGTTAGGCGTTGAGTATTTATTACAAACTGCTGAAATGGATAAAGTCATTGGTCGTTTTTCTATGATCAACAATAAATTGTTTGTTATTATGGACGAAACCTCAGGCAAAGATAGTTTCACAAACTCAGATAAAATCAAGAACATTATTACAGCAGAACAGATTGCGTGGGAACGAAAAGGTATTGATGGAATTAATATAAATAACTGTGGAAGATATTTATTTTTCAGTAATAACGACACACCAGTAAAGATTGAATCATCAGACAGAAGGTATGTTGTTTATAAGTGTTCAACTGAGCGACAAAATGATCGCGATTATTTCAAGGCAATGTCTAATCTATTCAACGATGATGATGCAATCAAAACATTTTACAATTATTTGATGAGTATTGATATTGAAGAATGGGATTCAATTAATGACAGACCTATCACACAGGCATACAAGGATATTCAATCTGCGAATGTTCCATCAATGGCTAAATGGTTAGAAGAGCGATATTACACATACAATCATTACAGAGGTATGGGAAATAACGATGATGTAATTGAAGAATATTCATGTGTCAAGTCCTCAGAATTATTCAAAAATTACAAAGAATGGTTGTGTACAAATGGGTTCAAAAGTATGGAATACAACTCAACAAAGTTTGGACGCGAAATCACTAAATACAATGTGGGTAAAAAACGAAAACCTACTGGTAATTATTATGTATTCGAATACAATAAAATAAAAGAGTTTCTAATTAGTAAAAAATATATGGAAGAATAACAAACTATACATAAAATAACAAACTATACATACAACTATACATTAATCTGTTAAAAGAGTTTTTTCTCTTCTTCTTACTTTTATAGTCTTGTTTTTTTTGTTATTTATTTTTTATTTATAAAATAATGTATAGTATGTATAGTATGTATAGTTTTTTATGAAAAGTTGAGAGATAAAAAAAGACAGGCTCTTGTAATCAGATGAGTATATTTATACTATACAACCATACATTTTACATAAACCATACATTATCTATTATTCAACCAAATAGCTAACATTCACACAGTTCTTGCGATTTTTTTGTTTATTTTCAAAATACATAATACCATTTTTGATGTAAATATTGTTGTAATATTTTGAGTAATATTTCAGCAAATACTTTTCTAACTTTTTGTTCTGTCTTTGTTGGTCGTTCATTGTATATACACTAAACATAATAATTCTTTAAATACTTAACAAAATCCAAAACCATTTAAAAAGAAATACTATGTATTAGTATAATTGAAATGGCTGAAATTGTAAACACACGAAAATCTCGCGACTACTCAAAGGGAATGATTTATATCATTCGGTCTGTGAACCCAACGACTGGACAGGTGTATACCTATATTGGTAGCACTACTTCGTTTGATAACAGAAGAAGTGGTCACAAAGGCAAGATTTACAACGAAAACCAAAAAGCATACAATTCTAAACTTTACAAAACGATTAGAGAGAACAATGGTGATTGGACTATGAGTAAGTTCAAGTTATTTCCATGTAATTCTAAAATCGAATTAGAGATTGAAGAGGAGCGCTGTAGGCAGGGTATCAATGCATCTTTGAATAGTAATACTTGCTCAACTGGTATTGATCGGTGTTCGATGACTCCACACGAATACAACGAACAATATTACCAACAGAATCGCGAGCAAATACGCGAATATAACGAACAATATTACCAACAAAATCGTGAAAAGAATCGCGAGAAAAAGCGTGAATACAACGAACAGTATTACGAAAAGAATCGCGAGCAAATCAAAGCAAAACAACGCGAAAAATATTCAAAAAAAAAATCTGAATAATAATGAATTGAATAAATCAGTTCATTATTATCTGTATCTATATATAAATGACTCGCTCAAAGTTTACGATTGAGTTCGATAAGAAATA